CAGGCCGCCGTCTTTCTTGTCGATGGTCATACGCGCCCCGAGAGAATGTCAAAGGCCGAGCGCGCAGCGCGCGCGGCGGGCTTCACGTCCACCGGCGGCGGTGCCGGCTGTTGCGGGTGCGTCGCGTCCGGCACCGGCTCCGCGGTGCGCTTCACGCGCGCCATCAGCACGCGGTGCGCTTCGGTGCCGGCCTTCGCATAGGTCGGCAGTTCGCACCACTGGCACGACAGGTCGAGCGTGCCCGTTTCGCTTTGCTTCGCCGGAATGTCGCGGCCACAGCACACGCATGCAGCGGTGCCGATGATGGTTTTCTTCGGTCGTGTTTTCATGGTTGGTCCCCCGCGTCACCGCGTTAAAGTGCTTCGACTGCCTGAATGAGCCGCGATACTTCCGCGATGTACTTCGCCCCGACTACCAGTTCCATTTTTGACAGCTTGGCGATCGCCGCTTTGAGTGCCGCCGCCTGCCGTTTCGCTTCGTCCATCACCACTCCCCGTACAGTTATTTACACAGGTCCAAGGCGCGCGCGGTGCGCGCTTCAAACCAAAATCCAAACCGACCACCGCGCGCGGCGCATGGCCGGCGCGTGCCGCCACGCTTGACGCGGGCCGCATGATTTCCCATGTGAAGCGCTTCGATTCCACCGTGACCGTGCGCGGCAGGATGTCCGTCCAGTTGCCCAGGGCGTCGCGCACCTTCGCCACTTCGAAATACTCCACGCCGACGATTACCGGCGCGGCCGTTTCGCCATAGCGCCCGATCTTGTCCGACTCCGCTCGAGCGATTCGCACGCGGTAGTTACGACCGCACGACACTCCGCCCTGAGCTTCCACGTAGTGATCCCAGGCGACGCTTGCGTTATCCCTGCCTTCAAACATCGCAACACGGTTGACGGCGTTGTGAGCCATGCGGACATGGGATGGCGCATCAGCCGGGACAGCTTCCACGCGCCGTAACTCACGCCAAACCGTAACGGGAGGCCCGCCGATCTGCTGAAACTGGCGAATGCGCCAGCGCGTCGCCCACGCTTCGACACGCGCCGAGGCTTCGAGCGAATCGTTTCCTTCAAGGTCTTTTTCAAGGCGGTAACCGTCGATATTTTTGGCGATGTACTTGGCGATGTAGGCGGCGGCGGTGCCCTTGGCCGCGTCCATTGTTTTGAAGTCGCACCGTTTCTCCTGTGCGCCCGGTTCGTCACCGTCCACCGCGAGCGCATAGCGGCGCACTATCGCGCGCACCGTCGCGTCGTGCTTCGCGTCATAGAAAAAAAGGCAGTGCCAGTGCGGCGTGGCGTCGTGCTGCGGCTCCGCAATCCGGAACCCGTAAAGGTTCACCTGTCGCCGCGCGAGCGCCGCTCGAATGCGCGCCCATACCTTCGCCAGATACTTCTGCGCGAGGTCCGGCGTGGTGCCGTCCCACTTGCCGTTTTCGACCGTGCGCGCGCCCTGCGTTTTCATGCGGTGCATCTTGGACGGACAGGTGATCGTCAGGAACAGTCCGGCATGCTCCGCCGCGATCGCGATACGCTCGAATCCGTTAATGCGGGTCATCAGTTCGGCGCGCTTGATCGCGGCATTGGCCGGCCCCTTCGCTGCGAGCTCTGCCAGCGTGAATTCCTGTTCGGTTTCGACGTTGCGCGCGATCGTTGCCGCGAGCGCCGCCGCGTTGCGTTCGTTCTGCCACTGGCGATCCAGCACGCCCACGCTAGACGCGTAGCACTCGCGATCGCGGCGCACCAGCCCGAGCTTTATTGCGGCGGTTTCGCGCGCCTTGCCGTGTGCCTTGCGAAGCCGCCCTTTCCACCAGTGCGCCGCGACCATGCGCCGAACTGCCGGCAAATCTTCATAGCGCGATTCTTCCGGTGCCGCGATACCGCCAGCCTCGCAGATTCGAGCGAGCTTAACTCTCTGTTCGAACACATCAAGCCCGGCGGCAGTTCCGGAAACTCCTGCCGCCATGACGGATTCAATGAAGGATTCAGTAGGTGCATGTTCCTGTTCTCCTTCGATCGCCAGCAGCTTGACGCGGCACCGCTCCGCCATGTCCCAAGCCACGTTGCATAGGTCGGTGTCTGACGCGTCGAGCGGTAGCGCCTCGTTGACCGGCGTCAGCATCGCGACATCGGCCCGCAGTTGTTCGTTCGCTTTGCGGCGTGCGATCCCCTCGCCAGTCGTGACAAGGGGATTGAACGCGGCACGGCGTTTTTCCCACGCGGACAGCAAGCGGCCCGCCCACGGACGCGGAATATCCGCGACCATGCCGGCGGCCCACTGCTGGTCTGTGAGGTTTTGCATTACAGATCGAACGCCAGTTGATCATGTGGAACGAGCAGCATCAGCCCGCCCGGCGCTTCGATCGCGCAATAGCCTTCCGGCACCTGTGAATGAACCGGGTTCGGTTCTTTCGGGCCGACAGCGACCACGACCGCGCGCCATCCATCCACGTAGGCGTAAAACTCGTCGGTGGCATCAATGCGAACCTTGTCGCCCGTGCGGAATTTGGAGAGCAGCGCGACCATGTTTTAGCCCAGACGCTGAACGTCTTCGACGTGCGCGGTTGCGTACTTCACCGGGTTCACTGCGTCAGCGTCGAGCCGGATCGACAAACCGTCGCCGGTCACTGCCTGAACGATGCCGGCGCGGCCCTTGTCCGGATGCTGGCTATCGGCCTTGATCAAAACGCTATCCCACGGATTCATTTATTGCCCCTTGAAAAACTCAGCGCGCGCCGTTCGAATGAACGCCGACCGGGCCGGCGCGCGCCGGTTTGCCTTGGGTCGGTGTTTGGAAAGGATCGGATCCAGCGCCGCGAGCGCTTCGCGCCGTGCGCGGTCACTGGCCGGCGTGGCGCGCGGTGCCCATTCAACGAAAAACGTCCCGGCGGTGCCGGTTGAGCCCGGCACATAGCCATAGCTCACGTCTTCGGTGTTTTCGGGAGTCATGCGCCGAGCCAGTAAAAAAACGAGTCGATCGCCCGGCGCAGCTTCGTGCGGCGGTAGGACGGCCCTTCGATCGTGTAGCCGCCGAGTGCGGATGGATGAATTTGTGTCTGTTTGTTACGCATGACGAATCCCCTTTTGAACCCTTGGCCGATGGAAAATCGGGCCGCCTAAAGGAGAGGATCAGTCTCCACAGTGGGTTCAGGCTGTTTTGTGCGGCCCGACGCACGTAACAGTACGTCACGAGGGTGTAACTAGTCAATACCGCGAGACGTTGCAAGCCCGTGACGACTTGCGTAAGGTAAACGCGGGTTCTCTTGACAATCGGGGTTTTCATGAAAACGACAGTCGAATATCTGGACGCGACCAAGGCGAGGTTGGGCCTTGAGTCGGACTATGCGGCGGCTAAAGCGCTAGGCGTGACGCGCGCTGCCGTAAGCCGGTATCGAACCGGAACAGGAACGTTTGACGACTTGACTGCCGCCCGCGTGGCGGAAATCCTTGGTGTCGAACCGATTGAGGTCATTGCCGCCGTGAACTACGAGCGAACGAAAGACGTTCGCGGGCGTGCCGTGTGGGAGTCGATATGGGGAAAAGCGGCGGGGGCTATCGCGCTGAACTTGATCGTGTGCGCGGTTGGAGTGTCGGTAGCCCCCACTTCCAAGGCGGCGGCATCTGGTGAAAATCAGGCGCAAAGTGCAACTCTTTATATTATGTCAAATCGCCGACGCTTCCGGCGTGAAACCCAATTATTGGGCCTAAAGCTTGCCGCGTAAGCGCCGATAAAGGTGCATGTAATACTTCTATTCCCCGGTTTGACCCGGGGATTTTTTATGCGCGATCTATTCGGCCAAGTCGTTGTTACGTATGAAGATTTGGAGCTTTGGGTGTCCGCCCTTGCGCCTGGCTTCTCCGGTAACGCCTATCGACGTCAATACTACATCGAGCATTGGAACGTGGCCGACAAGGTCACCCGCGCCAAACTCGCCGGCACCTTCGACGCCATCATAGAAAACGCCCGCGCGCGGCGGGCGTTCCTCTCGCGACGCTTCGGCCTCGTCACTGGTTGAGCTTCACCGGCCCTGGCCCGAACATCACCGGCAGGGTCGGTAACGCCGGCAGGCCCGGCAGGGACGGCAACGGCGGTAACGTAGGCAGAGCCGCCGTCTGTGCCCGCCCTTTCCGCCACAGCAGATAGCCGGCGACGACCGCCGCGCCCACGGCGACCGTGCGCAGATTGAGCGCCGGCATGTCAGGTCGAAGCGGTTGCAGGCTTCGCTTTCTTCGCCTGCCACCACAGGAAACCATACACAGCAGCGGCTCCGATCGCGGCAGACTTCCAGTCGATTTTCGGCATGGTGTCCCCTTACTTCTTCAGAAAACGGCCCGTACGCTTCGAGCGTGCCGGGGTCTTGTGCGTCTTCCGACGCGTGGTCTTACGCTTGCGAGTTGCCATGTCCGGCTCCTTTGGTCAAATGGTCGAGTAGCAGTTTTTCGAGCGTCGCCAGACGCTCTTTCATGTTGCGCAGATCAGCGCGCACGGCGCCGTAGGCGATCAGCGATGCCGCCACCTGCCCGCCGATCTGCACCAGCAGCGCCGTATCCATCAGGCCGCCGGCTTGTTTTCCGGTGCCAGCACGCCGACGAGCGACGCGACACCAATGGCGACCTTGGTGCCGGTGTCCGGCACCGCTTGCACCGCCGTCAGGCCCGCCGCGATCGCCGCATAGGTGGACGGCTCGCGCAGTCGTTGCAGCAGGAATTGCAGATAGTTCATGGTTTTCCCCGTTTGGTTTTACATCGAGACATAGCCGCCGAACGAGGTCTGGGCCGCGCCCATCCCTTCAGCCGGCGGCGGTGTGGTCGAAAGACCGCCTACAAAATTGATTACGGCCTGCCGCGTGGCGTCGCCCGCCTCATAGCCGGCGTTGGCCGGCGCGAAGTTGCCCGCGCTGTCCTGAAAGAGCGACATGCCGGGAATCGATAGCACTGCTTGCGTCAGGTTGCCGTCCACGAACGAAAAGCCGTCGCTGGCCGCCGAGAACACGCCGTTACCGATCTGCTTGCTACGCAGACCGAGCGCCACGCCCGCGAGCAGCACCGCGCCCAGAATCATCAGTTCGGTTCTGACGCGCATTACATGTGTCCGAAGATGCTTGCCGTGCTGCCGCCGCCGATCATCAGGTTGGTTGCCTGAGTCGACAATCCGCCCTGCGCCGGCACCGTGCCGAACATGTAGCCGGGTTGCCCGTTGACCGGGTCCCAGACCGATTGCGTAAAGTTCGTGCCATCCATGTTCGCGAACATGGCCGCCTCGCGCGCATACACCGCGTCCACCGCGCTAGTTCCGCGGTGCGATCGCTGGTAGCGGTAGCCGACATAGACCACCAGCGCGACCAGTAACAGTTCCTTGTTCGTCATGATCAAAACCCGTAAGTGGCCGGCGCAAAAATGCCGTACATGCCGGACAGGCCCGATTCAGTCACTTGCCCGGTTTTCGTGTTGTAGGAGAGCTGGCCCGGATCGACGTACGTGCCGCCGATATCGAACGTGCCGTTGCCGAACAGCGTCACACCGCCCGGCAATACCTGTGCGCCCGCATTGGCCGAGGTCGTCGGAACATAGTTGCCGCCCAGATTGTTGATTGCGTTCGATAGCCAGCTAGCCGCGTTCGAACCAATCGCGCCCTGCCCGTTGGACGTAGGTGCGCCGACCGCGCCGGCCGTGCTGCGGTTGACGACTAGCAGCAGCACCGCCGCCGCCGCGCCGACCAGCAATAAACCGCTTTTGTCGAGTTTCATGCCGTCACCGTCCCGTCCGTGAGGTTGCCGCCCGCGTTCACATAGTTGGCGAGGTCATCGGCCATCGTGAGCGTGGGTTGACCGTAGGGCGAGCCCGCGAGGCTTGCCCATTCCTTGTTGCACTTGCCGATCGCCGAAGCAATGCGGCCCGCCAGCACGTCAGCGAGCGCGCCGCGCCGCTTGATCAGCCACACCGCCGCCGTATCCTGCGAGGCCGGCGAGAAGTCCGGCAGGCCGAGCGCCGCCTGCGCTTCGAGCCACGTCGAATAGAGGAACTGATACGCGCCGGCCGCCGTCGAGGTGTAGCCGCCGGCCGTGTGCGCCACGTTCGGATGCTTGGACAGGTCCGAGAAGTGCGAGCCGCCGTAGAACGTGGTGTAACCGTTCGCGCCGGCCGTGCCTTCGCCAATTCGGATTGTCATCAGGAACGCGCGCACGTTCGGATCGCTTACCGCGCCCGTGACTGACGTAAAAACGTTGCTTACTGTTGAGGTCATATCGCCAAAAATCCCCGTAATGTCGTACCCGGTGCCGCTGTCCGTGCCATCGGTGCCGGACATGTCCGCTTGTTCCGCCTGGCTGTTTGTCCACCACACATAGGCCGCCGCCGCGAGCGTGCCCGCCGCGACGATATAGATCGGCCCCGGCACCTTCACTGCGATACCTCGAACCATTCGAATCCGGACTGGTTGCCGATGTTCTGCGTTGCCACGAACGCCGACGCCACGCCGAAGCCCGGCGGAATTACGATCGGTTCCTTGAACGCATACGGCACCACAGCGTTCTGTGCGCCGCCCACGCTCACCATCTGCACACCAGCCGGCACCGCTGCGGTTTGCGCGGCGTAAATCTTTGCCACGCCCACCGAGCCGCCCGCGAGCTTCGATGCCATCGTGTTTGGTTGCAGCGTGCCAATCGTTGCGCTCTGGAAAATCAGCGAGGCGATAAAGGCCGCGTTCGGACTGGTGGCGCTGAAAGACTCGAGAATCAGATTTTTGCCACTTCCCGGCGGGTTCCACAGCAGCACGCTCGAATAGTTCGCCGCCACTCCGGTTGCAAAGCCGGTGCCGAGAAACGCCGAGTTGATCAGCGTTCGCGTCAGGCCCGCGTCCACCACCGCGACCGTGCCCGCAATGGTCGTGTCATCAATCCGGCCGTCACCGACCACCACCGTCCCGATGATGGTTGCGCTGCCGGCGCTGTTCTGCAGCGTCCACGAGTCCGGCGTAGGCTTGTTGTCCGCGACGCGGTACGCCTGCCCCGGTTTGAGCGTGATTTTGTTGCCGCCCTGCGCGCCCGGCGTCACGATCAGCGATGCATCGCCGCCACCGTTCGCGCCGACCACGTACTTGATGTAACGCCCCGCCGCATGCACCGGGAAAGCGCCGGCGACCGGGACCGTGATATCAAACTGTTGCATTACGCTTTCCCCTTGAACGCCATCACACCGACGATGCACACCACCGCGAGCCCGGCCGCGATCAGATAGCGGTTGTCGTTCTGCGCCGCCACCTGCGTTTTGGCGAGATCGGCCGCGATCTGCGTGGTTGTGGCCGCGCTGTTCAGTGCGCCGCCCGTGAGCGAGTTCGCCAGCGCCGTATTGGCCTGCAACATCGACAGGCCCACGTCTTCAAGATGCTTCGACGCGTCCACCGTGCCGTTGATCGCGCTGTTGGAAACCGCCGCCATCGCATTGTTTGAATTCGCCGCGACCGTGCTATTTCCCGAGATCGCCGCGATCATGGCTTGCATGGCCGCCTGCACCGCTCCGCCGTCAGTCGTGACGCTCACCGAGCTATAGGACGACGAATTACCGTCACCGCTGATACCAACGCCGTTCTGGACCGCGTTGCGCTTGTCCTCGTAGTTGTTGGTGGTATTCGATTCGCTTTTGCTGTCGCTCGATTTGTTCGCGGGCGTCGCCGGCAGGCCCATTGCCAGCATGCGAACCTGTTGTGGACGCAGAATCATTGCAGTTCCTTCGTGAGAATCACGCTGGCCTGTCGGTAGCCGGCGCGCTTCAGTTTTTTCATGAGTCCGGCCCGGCGCGTTTCAACGCGCATCGCGTGGCACCCGGCACACTGCCGCTCGATCATCGGTAGCACTTCGCCCACAAGATCAAAGCCGGCGCGACCGTGCGCAAGCGTGATTTCCGCATCGATCCCGGCGCGGCCCTGCCGAGCCCGCAGCACGTAGAACGCGACCGGCTCGCCGTCATCGAACACGCGGAAAAACTGTGCGTTATTCAGGCAGTCCACGCCGTCAACCATGCCGCCGCTGGTGTCGGTTTTCGCGCGCATCAGCGCCGATTCATCGAACGCCCGCGCCACTTCGGCGCGGTGTTCATCGGTCGTCGGTTCGTGCCGGATCGTGATCATTTGTGTTTGAGCGCCACAATGGCGACCGCCGCGAGCAGGACAATCATTAGCGGGTCCATGCCGCCCGAGCCGCCGCCGGTGATGTTGTTCGCCGCACTCGCGAGCCCCTGTGCCAGCGTCGAAACCGGGCTGGCCGTTGCCTTTGCGCCGCCATCGCCGGCAAAGTTCACCGCCCACCCCGAGTTATCGACGGTGAACGGATTGAACGGCGACGTGCTAGACATCTGCGGCGCTTGCTGGCCGCCAAAGAGGGCCGCGCCGAACTGGCTTGCGGCCTGTGCCGCCATCGCCCAATACACGGCTTACCCCTTGTGGATCGCGAGCGCGATCACGGCAAACACGCCCAGAATCATGAGCATTTTGTTGCTGTTGATTGCGCCGATCTGCGCGGACGCGATCTGTCCGGCCGCCTGCCCTTGTGCCACCAGTCCGGCCTGCGTCGCTTCGTACTTGCGATAGTCGATCTGTTGGCCGGTGTTGTAGATGCTGGTGAACGCGGAGAGGCCGTTGTTCAGCAGGTTGAACACGCCCGGCGCGTAGTTGTAGCCAGCGCCGCCGGTGTCGGAACCCGTGATTGCGAGCCCGGCCGCCGGAATGTTGTACGTTCCATCGCTTTGCGGGCCGATCGAAAAGCCGTAGCTATTGTCACCGAGCCCCCACGACGAACTGTCCAGAATGCCATCCATGTAAATCCCCGAAAGATTGAAAGAAAAACGCCCGACACTACGCAGTCAAGCGGGCCGGGCGCCCCCCGGTTTTACATGTTGCCCAACACGTCCAGCACTTCCACGACCGCCGTCACCGTATCCGCCGCGCTGAACGTCGGGTTGAATTCCAGCGCCGTCGCGTCCGCAGTCTTGACCGCGTTCGCGTAGTTGTTATCCGCGCACGGGTCGTAGGTGTAGAGGTTGGTCTGCGACGTTTTCTGATACTCGCCGAGCCAGAACGTGTTCACCGCGGCGAGGACGTTGTCCCAGATCACGATGCCGTTTTTCTTCACTTCGAGCGAAGCAAAGTTGCCCGTATGCGCGAAGTGAATCCGCTTGATGATGCCGCCGCGATTGGTGATATCGATCAGCTTCATCGGGATTTTTCCGGACGACGCAAACGCCTGCGTGAACGGAATGTGCTTGGCCAGCACGCCGAGCGCAGCCGGCGGCCCCATTTCCGAATAGCTGTCGAGCGTCGGTGCCGTTGCGCCTGCAATGGTTACCTCGATCGTGAGCGACGACACGCCGTTAGCCGTGTTGATGTTGCCCACGTACTGTTCGATCATGGTCTTGGCGCGCGGCTCCGTGAAGTCGAGCGTCAGGAAACCAGCCGCCGCCGTGAGGCCGCGATACTGGTTGATCAGGTCGAGCCGTGCGCCCGTTTCCTGATAGATGATTTTGCCGTTCAGCTTGACGTTGATGTTGGTGATCATCGCCTTGGTGAACGTGCCGCCCAAGGCCAGAATCACCTTGTTATACGACATGCCGATAGGCAGGTTGACGGTCGCGAGGCCGTTGGCCACCACGTTGTTAAACGGTACGTTTTTGACGAGCAGCATGAGCGCCCCTTGTGTGTGTGGTTGTGTGGGACGCTTACGAAACGATCGTGGTGATCAGCGGCACGTTCAGCGACGTGGCGACCGGACGCACGATGATTTTCGTTGCGGCATTGAATGCCAGATACATGGCATAGGCGCGCAAGATTGCCTTGACGTTCATTTTTAAGACTCCTGTTAGCGCCGCCCCATGCGGCCCCTGTGTGAGTCCGCAGAATGCAGCGCGAGAGCCCGAAACGACGAATGCGCGACCTATAGAACGCGCCCTATAGACACCGGCAGAAGTGCCAGAAATGGCACCAAAAATATTTTTCGGTGTGGTGTCCCATACACGCCCTGGACACCGACCGGACAGGCAAAAAAAAACACCGCCGGAGCGGTGTCTATGGAACGCGTTCTAATGGGTCGGTCAATGCATGTTGGGTCGCGTGGTCAGCACAATGCCGCGTTCATCGATCCAGACGGTTTCTAGCCGCCGCTCTGGATATTCATTGGGCTCCGACTCGATCAATACCTCTTCGTCCGGCCCGTGCTCCTGCAATGCTTTGAGCAAGTCTTTTACCTTCATGGTTTTCCCCGTTTTGTTTCGCCAGTTGCCATGTCGCGCCGAATCCATCCTAAATCGGGTAGCGCGCCAATCTCGGATTCTGCCACACCCAGCACCCGCGCCACGGCGCGCTGATCCTCGCTATAGGTCAGGCGGCCCGAGCGCACGTAGTTGCAGTTGCCCAGAAAATCCTTGTCGATCGACGCGGGCCGCTGCGAGAGCCCGTAAATCACGATGCCGCGCTTACGTCCGCGCCCCGTCAGCATGCCCCACCCGACCGGCGACCGGCTTGGCGACGTGACGCTTTTCAGTTCGTCCACGATGAACGTGCAGCGCTCCCAATGGAAAGCAATCCGGCATATGGTGTCGAACTGCTTGACCGCCGTCGCCGGGTCGGGAGACGGCACAAAGATCGTGCGCATCGGCCCCTTCGGGCCGGCGGCCTTCGCGCCTTGGAGAACGTCATCCAGCCGGCTTGTGATCGTGCCGAATTCGCCCCACTCGCCCTCCGGATCGAACACGATCAGCCGGGCCGGTAGCTTGCGCTGCATCAGCGACTTCACGTAGGACGACTTGCCCGAGCCGCTCGCCCCTAGCACCGCCTCAATGTGCGCCTTGGCGGCGACGCCGTAAGTGGCCGCCGCCATCACATCACCGGGAACGCTGGCACGTCCGCCAAGGCCGCCGACAGCGCCGCCTCTGCCGTGGTATCACCCGATGCCGCCGCGCCCGCTGGCGGGCCGGATTGCGCCGCCGCCGCGCCCCTGACCGTGTTCGGGTCCGACAGGCCGCGCTGCGCGTGTTCGAGCGCAAAGCGGTCCTGCCTGATCTTGAGCGCGACCGCTTGCGCCGACTGGTACAGCACCGGCCCGCACACCATCAGCGCCACCAGTTCGCACGGGAACGCGCTTTCCACGTCCCACCCGTATTTTTCGAACACGGGCGTCAGCGATGCCGCCATGCGGGCCGAGGTCTGATCGTCCCACGCGGCGCCCGGCGCATAGCCGCCGATCATGCCGCGCGCAAGGTCGACAATTCCGCACGCGCCCTTGTGGTAGTCCGGCCCAATCGCCGCCTCTGCCGCCGCCGCCGCCGCGCCGGGATTCAGCGCTTCATGTGCCTGGCTGTCGATGTCCGCCACCATGCCGCCGAGCGAATCGAGCCCCGCGCCTTCGAGCGTGGGATGCTGTACCGGCGGCAGGCCGCCGTCTTTCTTGTCGATGGTCATACGCGCCCCGAGAGAATGTCAAAGGCCGAGCGCGCAGCGCGCGCGGCGGGCTTCAC